AGCGCTCCCGAATAACTACCGTCCAGCTTCAAGCGATAACGTCCCCGCCGGCCGTAGATGCGGAAATTGCTCCTACTACGCCGCTAACTATTGCTCACTATGGGACGCTAAAGTTATGGCGTCTTACTATTGCAATAAATGGCAAGGTAGCGCCGAAGATCGCGCCGAAAGTTTTACACCGACTCAAGAAATGAGAGCCGAAGCGCGTCGCGGTCTCGAGTGGCGTCGCGCTTTTGGTCGCGGCGGTACTGAGATCGGAGTAGCTCGCGCTCGAGACATCATTAACGGGAATCTAAGTTACGACACCGTTTTAAGGATGCGATCGTTTCTAGCGCGGCACGAAGTAGATAAGCAAGGTCAAGGATTCTCACCTAGCGAGACCGGTTATCCGTCTGCCGGCCGTATTGCTTGGGCGTTATGGGGCGGCGATCCCGGTAAAGTTTGGGCCGACAAAATAGTTAGAGATCAAGCCGGCGAGAATCCTTGAACTACGAACACTCTTAGAGTACTCTTAGATCTACGACACCTCTTTTAATTCTTTGACGCACCTCGACACGTTCGACACCCGCAAAGAAACGAGCAAGACAACTCGACACAAAAACCGACACTCTAAAAAAGGATAAAACATTATGAACAGTTTTCTAAACCAGCTCTCCGAGAAGAGAGTACAAAAAATGGATTTAATCGACGCGACACTCACACGCGCCGCAGACGAAGATCGCGACATTAGCGACGTCGAAGACGCGAACGTAAAAGCGTTAGCTCTCGAAATTGAAAAACTCGACGCACGAATCCAACAAGTCGCCGAAATTGAGACACGCAAACAAGCCGCAAACGAACTCGCAAAACGAGTAGAAGTTTCAACACCCGAGACACGCGAGGCCGGCGGCTGGAAAGTAACAAGCGAAGAACCGACGTATCACGCTCGCGGCGCTAACTCGTTTCTTCACGACGCGATCGCTTCCGAGTTTAATAACAATTACGAAGCAGGCGAAAGAATCAACCGCTATAACCGTGAGATCACACTTCAAAAGCGCGACGTCGGCACTGCCGCTTTCGCCGGTCTTGTAGTCCCGCAATACTTAATAGATCTCTACGCGAATCTTGCTCGCGCTGGACGTCCCGTAGCGGACATCTGCCGTAAGCACGTACTCCCGGCACAAGGAATGACGGTTAATATCTCGCGCGTTACTACGGGAACTGCCGTCGGTTTTCAAGCCGCCGAAAACGATACAGCTACCGAAACAAACATCGACGACACACTTCTAACCGTAAACGTGAACACTATTAGCGGTATGCAAGACGTCTCGAAGCAAGCGATCTTACGCGGAGCGAATATCGAAGACGTCGTACTATCGGATTTGATTAGTGCTTATAACACAAAATTAGATCTCGGTATTTTGAGCGGCTCGGGATCATCTGGAGAACCTACGGGACTCAACACGGCTTTAACTGCCGTCGTGACTTACACCGACGCGAGTCCTACAGTAAAAGAAATGTACCCGAAGATCGTAGACGGTATCCAGCGCGTACAATCGGCAGTTTTCGCCGGCCCGAGTCATATTATTATGCACCCGCGCCGACTCGGCTTCTTTTTAGCCGCCGTAGACGATCAAGGTCGCCCGCTCGTAGTGCCTAATGCAAATGGCCCGATGAACGCGACCGGTACGTTTAGCGGTCTTGGTTACGGTCAAAGCGGACAGTACTCGATGCTCGGTCTTCCGATTATCACCGACGCGAACGTAACAATTACGAACGGTTCGGGAGCTAACGAAGATCTTATTTATATCGTTAGCGCGGACGAACTTCACTTATGGGAAGCTCCGGGTATGCCGACGTATGTTCGCTTCGAGCAACCGGACGGTAAGGTCGCTATCCGAATCGTGCTATTCGGATTTTCGGCTTTCACGGCTGGAAGAAGGCCGCTAGCTGGTGCGATTATCGGCGGAACTGGATTAGTTACACCGACGTTTTAACTTTTATCTCCCGGAGATTTTTTTACTCCTTGCTCATCTCCGGGAGATAGTTAAACTAAATTTATGGTTTATAACTTTCAACAAAATTTGAAATATAATTTACTTCTTGAACGTGCCGGGTATGTTGCTCGCAACTTACCTAAACGCGTAGCGGAAGTAGATCGGGAATTAGCTCGGCTTGACGGTCTCCTTTCGACGGGCGATACTCGGCCGCAAGCCGAGCCGATCCCGGAAAGCGACGAAGTAGAAACCGTAGAACCGAAACGGAAACCGACTAAGAAGAAAGCGTAAAAAATGGCGATCTCAAACGGATATACGACGGTCGCTACTTTTCAAAGTTATACCGGTATGTCGTCGGTTACGGCAGACGAAACGGTAAACATAGAAAAAGCTATTGAGTCTGCTTCGAGATCTATAGACCGGATGACTAACCGCCGTTTTTATGCGGACTCGAGCGCGACCGCGCGACAATATCGCGCGACCGACTTCTATCGTCTTTTCGTGGATGATATCTCCAGCTTGACGGGACTAATAGTAAAAACTGATAGCGGCGGCGATTCAACTTTTGAAACTACTTTAACTCTCACTACGGATTATATTTTAGATCCGCTTAACGCTCCACAACTTGAGCGGCCTTTTACAATTATTACTCTCGTCGGTACGAGGTTATTCCCGTCGCCGGTTAATCTTCGTCCGGGAATCGAAGTAACCGCGAAATTTGGTTGGTATAACGGGATTCCGCCGGACGATATAGAAGAAGCTTGTCTTATCTTGTCTACTGATCTAGTTAAACGCGCTTTGCGTGTCGGCGGCGTCGTCGGTATCTGCGAACTAGGCGCTATCCGTATGAGTCCACTAGGTCGCGACGTTCAAGCTATGGTTAGGCCATATCGTCGCGAAGTCGTCGCGTGATCCCGTCCGACGTTCGAGACGGCATAAAAACAGCCGTAAACATAACCGGCCTACGCGTCTACGACACCATCCCCGACGGCTTAGTCCCGCCGGCTTTAGTTATCGGTCAGATCTCTATCACTTGGGATTACGCATTTTCTCGCGGACTCGATAAAGGCTCAGTAGATCTAATTCTTATTACCGGACGGATGTCAGATCGCGCCGCTCAAGATTATTTAGACGGCTTTCTAGTCGCGTCTGGAGCTTCATCTATTAAAGCGAAGCTAGACGCCGCTCCGACGCTTCCTAAGGCGTCTGTAGCGACCGTAGCAAGCTCTACTTGCATCTCGGCTACTCCTGTATCGGTTAGTGTTAGTGGCGTTGAAATGCTCGCATATCGTTACACACTAGAACTATGGGGATAAATGTCTAAATATGAAATAATCTCATCACGTCTAAAAGCGTTTACAGTAGGTCAGATCGTAAACGACCAAGATCTCGCCGCCGCTGGAGTAGACGTAGGCAAGTCTCTTACGATCGCGTCTATAAAATTATCCGATGACACAAAGCCGGCGCGAAAGTATGCTAAAACTATTACAGACGAAACGGAGATATAAAATATGGCGACAGTAGTACAACTAGGAAAAGCGACCGTATTTACGGTAGGCGGCACAGATTTTAACGACCAGCTTCGAAGTCTTACGATGACTAAAAACGTCCCGGCTTTAGATTCAACTACGCTCGCTTCGACAAGTGTAGAAAACGCGGCCGGCTTGGAAAACTCGGAGACGACTTTTACTTTGCTCGGAAGTTTTTTAACTACTGAAGCGATTCAATTCGCTTTCGGCGATGTCGGTACTACTTCGGTTATTGTTTACGAACCGCTTGCGACCGCTCCGGGTGCTAGCTCGCCTAGATATACCCACACTGGGGGTTTTCTCTCGAGCGTACCGCTCGTAGTGTCGGTCGGGGAGCTTGTGGAAATTACGCTTACTTATACTGGCGGCGCAATCGTTCAAGCCGTCGCCTAATAGTGTTAAAAATAGTTTTAATCGTTGAAAGACGCGACGGCGAAAAAACGGAGTTACCCGTATATCCGCCGGCGATTATCGCTTTTGAGCGTTACGCGAAAATGGGAATCTCTACCGCGTTCAGTACGAACGACACAAAAATGGAACATCTTTATTATCTTGCATGGCTCGCGGAGCGCGACGGCGGTAACGTCGTTAAACCTTTCGATGAGTGGACTAAAACCGTCGCCGACGTTGAAATAAGTAACGATTTAAAAGTTTAACGCGTAACTCGTTTAGCGAATATATAGCCGAGATCGCGATCGAGACAGGCATCGCGCCTAACGAACTCATAAACACGTCTCCACTAGTTTTAGAGTTAATCTCAGAGGGACTAATCAGACGTAATAAAGAACGAAACGCGAAACGGAGATAAAACTTATGGCGACCGGGACGTTCGGCTTTCGAGCAGATTCACGCGACCCGATCAAAATAACCGGACTCTCAGAAGTACAGCGAAACCTACGGAAACTATCTACCGACGCGCTCGATCTAAATAAAACCGAATTTTTAGAAACAAATAAACAAGTCGCCGAAATAGTTATAAACGAAACTAAAAAATATGTACCGATACTTACCGGAGCTTTAGCGGCCGCAATACGAAACGCGTCTACAAAGAAAAGCGCGAAAGTTAAAGCCGGTAACGCCGCCGTACAGTATGCCGGCCCGATCCACTTCGGCTGGCCAGCTCGGAGCATAAAACCTAATACGTTTCTTTATGAAGCTATCGACGCGCGTAAAACAGAAGTCGCTAATCGTTACGCCGAATTAGTATCCGATCTAATTGTTAAATACGATCTAGGATAAAAATATGGCTAAACCGATTACCGTCTCAATAGTCGGCAACGCCGGCCCGCTTAAAAAAGCGGTAGGCGAAGCCGAATCGTCTTTAGATCGTTTATCTGGATCTTTCAAGAAAATAGGCATAGCAACGGCGGCCGGCTTTGCGGCCGTAGGCGCTGGAGCAGTCTTAGCGATCGGCAAAGCTTCGGATCTAAACGAAACTATCTCAAAAGTCGCAGTCGTTTTTGGCGACGCTAACAAGTCGATAGAAAAGTTTGCAAGCGACGCCGCGACTAATCTCGGACAGACTCGACAACAAGCCTTAGACGCTTCGGCTTCTTTTGGTATTTTCGGTAAAGCCGCCGGTCTTACCGGCGAAAAATTAGCTACGTTTTCTACAGATTTTACGGGACTAGCTTCGGATTTAGCGTCGTTCAATAATACGAGTCCGGAGCAAGCGATAAACGCGATCGGCGCGGCGCTTCGTGGAGAATCCGAACCGCTAAGAAGTTACGGCGTTCTTTTAAACGATGCCACACTTAAACAAGCGGCTTTAGAGCTTGGCATATTTAGCGGAAGCGGAGCGCTTACCGCTCAACAAAAGATCCTCGCCGCACAAAAGGTAATCTATGAGCAGACCGGAGACGCTCAAGGCGACTTCGCTCGAACTTCGGACGGTCTAGCCAATACGCAAAGAATTTTATCCGCACAACTTCAAAACGTAGTAACCGATATCGGTATGGCGTTACTACCGGTCGCGCTAAAACTAACAAGCGTTTTTGCGGACGTTTTAACGCCATCAGTAGCTTTTATAAACGAAAAGGTACTACCAGCAC